TTTTTCTATCCATATTTTTTCAGGAACAGTTGTTAGAAGTTTATCGTTAGCAAATTTTTGTGCAAAATAAGCGTCGAGTACGACCCACTTTTTCGCAACCTTTGGGTTTTTATCGTGGTTATTTAGAATGTATTCAGATTGACTTCTTGTTGGATAAAATTTTCTATTTATCTGAGATTTTCTTTTTAGTTCTATAATGTAATTGTTGGAACCTTCGTAGTATTCTAGAATATCTAATGCTTTCGATTCTAAAGTTTGTTCCATAATTATTTAACTTCAGTATGAGTTCTTCCATCGAGCCAATACCCATCACCACCGTAGTAAACTAGTATCTCCTCATTTGGTTTTATGTCTCTTAACGCAAAAAATTCAAATGTTTCGTTTTGTACGTTCGACCTCCAAGCAGCACAGGGAGTATTTGAATGATTATATAACGACCCCCATCCCCAAGCAATAACTTGTTTGTCCCAATAATCCGTCCCTTGTGGCCAATTAAACCTGTAGTCAATTAACATTTTGCTTGGCTCTCCTTTCGGTATATTCAAGTCAAAAATCGGACACTCTTCTATTATTTCTCCTTCGAGGATAAAAGTACTTGCAAAAACCCCGTATCCGTGAATATCACTTTTTGATACATAAATTTTTGTCGGAGGAAAGATTCTCATTAACTTTTGTGTTAAATATAAATAAAATTAAGTATTTATCAAATATACTATGCAAGAAAAATTAGTTCCTATAACAAGATTAGGTAGGTTCTTCGGTGGAGAAGACTATGCTTTGGATATCGACATGGGTCAAGAATGGCTCGAGGGTGATATGAACTTCACTGTTGTACTTTATCGTGTAGATAGATATAAAACTAAAACGGACGATGTTTATGGTGAGGCTCTTTCCGATGGAATACAATTTCTTCCCCCTGTTGAATTAAAAGGATATGTGAAGATATTGGCACCAACTAATCAAACGATAAGTAAAACTAAAGTTGAATTGGATGAACCAGGAAATATGATGTTTTCTGTATATCAAAAATATCTTGACAACTTGCAGGTTGACATTGCTTTTGGTGATTATCTTGGATATTACGAGACAGAAACTAAAGTCAGGTATTACAGTGTAGCAAATGACGGAAGGGTTGTTTCTGACAATAAACATACTTATGGGGGATATAAACCATTTTACAGAACAATTATCGGTACTCCAGTAAACCAAAATGAATTTAGAGGGTTATGATTATTTTAATTTCAGAGTCACAAAAGGATATTTTGAAAGATAATATTATAGGTCAAAAAGTTATGGTCTATTACAATTTACATAAACATACTTTTTCCGTTCAAAAAAGTGGAATAGTCGTTTTACATGCAGACTTTGTGAAATTATCTAATGTTGAGTTCAGAGTTAGAAAAGGTGGGTTAGAAAAAGTTAGAAAAGAAAAAACTAAAAATGTTCACGCTTTTGTTATTGGTACATTGGAAGATTATTGTGAGTATCCTTGTGATAATATTCCTGAGGATTCTGAAGGTGAGATTATATCGTATAACCCATATAAGAATGATAGTTTTGTAATCAAATCAACACAAGAGCCGATATTTCATGGGGAAGAAGTAAAAATGATTAATCGTACTAATAAAATTTATTTATTGAAATAATATGGGGTTTCCAAAACAAATAAAAAAATCATTACCGTTAGTCCCCAACAAAACGTTGTATGCAAGAAGGGAACAGCTAAAAGATTATATAAACAAAGACGGTACTTATCTTCCAAAATCAGTTCTACATGCTGATTTAGACAGAGGTATGCTTGATTTTGTTAAAAACGATTTACAGTTGGTAACAAGTGGTAAGATTGTTCCTATGATTGATACCATTATTACAACTCAGAACTGGGCTCAGTTTGCTGAGACGTGGAAGTTTGTTGACCAAGATTTCAACCCCCAAGTTCCTTTCATTTCAGTTGTAAGACAACCTGAAGTTAAGTATGGTAGTAACCCCTCACTAAGGTGGAATATTCCAAATAGAAAAGAATTTTATTATGCCTCCGTTCCGACTTGGAACGGTAACCAAGAGGGAATGGACATATATAAAATTCCACAACCAGTACCCGTGGATATAATTTATAACGTCAGGATAGTTTGTAATAGAATGAGAGAATTGAATCAGTTTAATAAAATTATTTTACAAAAATTTTCTTCAAGACAGGCCTACACTTTTATAAAAGGGCAATATGTTCCGATTGTAATGAACAGCATTAGTGATGAAAGTATCAGTGATTTGGAAAAAAGAAAATATTATGTTCAGAACTACGATTTCACTATGTTGGGTTATTTGATTGATGAAGATGAATTTGAAGTGAAACCTGCGATATCAAGAATTCTACAGGTTATGGAAATAGAAGGTTATACACCTGTCGGTAAAAAAAATGAAATATATCCGAAGAATCCAAATTTGTTCACCCAAGAATTTTTATTTGTTACAGGTAATACAGTTCTAAGTGATATAATGGATTACATGGTAAACATGACTGTTGATTCAAGTGAAAACGTTACAAGTTATGATGTTTATATTAATAACCAATATTATGGTACAGATGTAAACGAAATATTAATCAATACAAATGATATACTCAGAGTAGAGGTAGTTAAAACAGACAATTCATTAGAATCTAAAATTTTATTTACGAACAAACTTCTTTAGTCCTCTCCGTAAATGTCTTTCTTTTCTTTACACTTCTCAATTATTAATTGTTCGAGAAACTTGTAAATTTTAATACCTTTTTGGTCACAATATTTTTTCAAGACTTTGTGTACGTCTTCTGATATCTTGATGTTTTTTATTTTGTTTTCGTATATGTTACTCATAAAAGATAAAAAAGGCAGAATTATTTCATACTAAATAGAAATAGATTATAAAAAGTAAAGTTTTTTCATTCGTTATCTAATATTTATGAATAAAAATAAATCTTTTTAGAAACCAATAAATAATGGCAACAGTACAAACTAATCAGAAAGTGTTTGTTTCTCCAGGTGTCTATACCTCAGAAACAGATTTGTCTTTTGTGGCTCAGAGTGTGGGTGTAACTACACTTGGTTTGGTGGGTGAGACTCTTAAGGGTCCAGCATTCGAACCTATTTTCATAACAAACTACGACGAGTTCCAAGCCTTCTTCGGTGGCTCAGAACCAACAAAATTTGTGAATACACAAATACCAAAATATGAAGCATCTTATATCGCAAAATCATATTTACAACAATCTAACCAACTTTTTGTAACGAGAGTTTTGGGTTTATCAGGATATGATGCGGGTCCTTCTTGGACTTTGAAGGTTACCGCTAATGTTGACCCTGCAACGATTGGACTGTCTCCATTATCAGGAACTCCTTGGACAATTAACTTTTCAGGTGTTGCATCTGCAGATACTGTGAGTTTGATAGGAACTCTTCCAGACGAAGTGAACAATTTGTTAAACACTGAATATAGATTATCAGATGGTAGTACTTCTACGTTCAATGAAGATTTTACAAACACATTGGATTCTTTTGCAGCAACTCCGAGTTTGACAGCAACAACTGCTATTGTATATGGTTCGTTACCAAGTGATGATTATACAAGTCTTTCATCCTTACGTACAACATTGACTAACGTATTTGGTGTTGACTCACTTGACTTGTCTGATAATGATTTGTCTAATAGTAACAACTCTGCTTGGTTATACTCTAATTTCTCAAATTATAGTTTAGATAGCTACTCAGGATTTTCTTTTGATTATCTTGTTACTGATTTCACAACAGGAGCGTCGTCAACTTATTCAGGAACCTTATCGGGTAACGTTTACACATACTCAGGTACTGCATATTCACAATATAATAATTTAGTCATTGCAACGTTACGTTCAAGAGGTATATCTTTATATGACAGTACAAATCACGGACCACAGTACGAAGTTTCTGCAACGACTGATTTGGATATAGTCTGTACGGGTTCATACTCAGGAGTTTCAAGTAATCCATACTCAACATTCTTACTTTCGGGTGTAACAAAAGATGGTGATAATTTCTCTTTTGAAACATCGTTATCAAGCATCAGTAGTAAGTTTCTACCTAAAGTTCTTGGATTTGATAATTTTGGTAAATCAAGAAATGAAGTTCCTGTTTTTGTTGAGGAAATTTATCCTGTGGCTTTAGATTATCTATATGATAAAGGTTATATTCGTGGTTTGAGCTGTGATGTTATTGCACTTCCAGAAGCGAGTAGTTACAATGCAGATTCAATAGCTTGGAATTTGGAAAAATATACAACTCCGTATTCACCATTTGTAGTTTCAGAATTGAGAGGTACTAAGGTGTATAAATTATTTAGATTCATTTCTATATCTGACGGTACTGCGGCGAATACTGAAATTAAAGTTTCTATCGCTAATATTTCATTCTCTAACTTATCTTTCGATGTGTTGGTAAGAAGTTTTTTTGACACTGACCAAAATCCTGTTGTTATAGAGAAGTTTACTAATTGTACTATGGACCCTGCTTCTAATAGTTTTGTAGGTAAAAAAATAGGTTCGTTTGATGGTGAATATCCGTTAGTTTCTAAATATATCATGGTTGAAATGTCTAAGGAGGCTCCAATAGATGCTCTACCATGTGGTTTCTATGGTTATGACCAAAGAATATATGATAGTACATCCAACTTGTCACCTGTTCCAGTTTACAAAACAAAATACGATTACCCAGGAGAACCAGTTTTCAATCCTCCATTTGGTATCACTGCTTTTGGCGCAACTGTTAATGATTCTGCGGGTGATAATGTAAGAAGAACTTACTTAGGATTTTCGACATCGATAGGTGTTGATGAATCTTTCTTACAATATAAAGGTAAAAGAAATCCTTCTGCCGCTACATGGGGAGTGGAATATGATTCCCTTCCTTGGAATTATCTTACCCAAGGTTTCCACATGGACTCAGGTGCTACTGTGGTAACTATTGGTTCAGAATATGTAACAAGTGGAACTGCAGCATTCCAATGTGGAGATGCAGAATTCAGAGCAGAACCTGACACTCAAGAAAACCCATACTACTATATCTATTCAAGAAAATACACACTATGTTTCGCTGGTGGATTTGACGGGTGGGACATTTACAGAGAGTATAGAACAAACCAAGATAGATTTAGACTTGGTGCGGCTGGATATTTAGCAGGAGCTGCACCATCAACAAGATACCCAACAGCATCTGGTCAAGGTATGTTCAAGAGAATTGTGGTGGCTAAAAACACTCAAGACTTTGCAAACACTGACTACTACGCATACTTATTGGGTATTCTATCGTTCTCTAACCCTGAATCTACAAACATAAATGTTTTCGCAACATCAAGTATCGACTATGTAAACAATGGTAAACTTGTAGAACAAGCGGTAAACATGGTACAGTTTTCAAGAGCTGACTCTGTTTATATCGCAACAACTCCTGACTATCCAATGTATCAACCAGACTCAACTGACCCTGAATTAATTATTCAACCACAAGAAGCTGTCGATAACTTAGATAATACTGGTCTCGATTCAAACTATACAGCAACTTATTACCCTTGGATTCTCACCAGAGACACTGTTAACAATACTCAATTATATCTTCCACCAACAGGTGAAGTTTGTAGAAACTTGGCACTTACAGATAACATTGCATTCCCTTGGTTCGCATCAGCGGGTTACACAAGAGGTCTTGTAAACTCTGTTAAGGCAAGAGTTAAACTAACACAAGAGGGTAGAGATATTCTATATCAAGGTAGAATCAATCCAATTGCAACTTTCTCTGACGTAGGAACTGTGATTTGGGGTAATAAAACTCTACAAGTTGCTGATTCAGCACTTAACAGATTGAATGTTAGAAGATTACTACTTCAAGCTCGTAAGTTGATTTCAGCGGTGGCTGTAAGATTGTTGTTCGAACAAAACGACCAAATCGTTAGACAACAGTTCTTGGATAGTGTTAACCCAATCCTTGATTCAATCAGAAGAGACAGAGGTCTTTACGACTTCAGAGTAACAGTTTCTTCTTCACCTGAAGATTTGGATAGAAACACACTAACAGGTAGAATCTATCTTAAACCAACAAAAGCACTTGAATTCATTGAGATTGAGTTCTTGATTACACCAACAGGTGCTTCGTTTGAAAATATCTAATAACAATTTAGATTATATTAAAACCCCTCCATAGTGAGGGGTTTTATTTTACACAATATTTATAAATCATGAGATATGTTATTTCTGAATCAAGATTAGAAAGGGCTATGGAAAAGGTTTTCAATCAATATATAAATGTTGATGAGTTAAAGTATTATCATCCAGTTGAGGAAACTGAAGATGGTGATGAGTATGAAGATACAAACAGGGCAATATTTTATATAGGTGATGTAGAACTCGACGAAAATGAAATTTTTAGATATTACGAATGTGACTATTTTTATGAGGATGTAAGAGTAATAAGGGAAAGATGCCCAATTATCTCATTAGATGATAGGATAACAGATACTTTAAATGGTTTGTTTGATGATTTATGGAAAGAACCATTTAGAAAATGGATTAACGAGTCGTTTGATTTACGTGCCAAAACGATAGAATAACTAACAACGAATATTTATATCATATGGTTTATATTATTAAAGAAGGATTTAAAGACGATGTTACCCCGAATATGAAGTATTATGCTTTCGATTGGGATGACAATATTGTACATATGCCAACAAAGATTATGTTGAAAACTGAAGACGGTGATGAGGTTGGTATGAGTACGGATGATTTTGCAAAATATAGACATGAAATTGGAAAAGACCCAATAGAGTATAATGGTAAAAAAATCGTTGGTTATGCTGACAATGCGTTCAGAAACTTCAGAACAGATGGAGACAAACAATTCATTATAGATGCGATGAAGGCAAAGTTAGGTCCCGCATTTGATGATTTTAGAGAGTCAATCAACAACGGGTCTATTTTTTCTATAATCACGGCTAGAGGTCACAACCCAAACACAATAAAACAAGCAATATACAACTATATCGTTAGTGGTTTTGGAGGGATAGATAAAGATGAATTATTAAAAAATTTAAGGAAGTATAGAACTTTTGTAGATGAGGAAGACATGTCTGATAATGAGCTTATTAAAACTTATTTAGAACTGAACAAATATCATCCTGTGACATTCGGTCAAGGTGGAGCTGAAAGACCTAGACGCTGAGAAGTTCGATTTGACGCTGACGGGCTTCGAGATCGGAGAACTCACCACTCTCTTCGATGAACCAAACTTCGCTCCAGGCACAGAAGACGATCAGGGCAAACTAGACCAACTCGCTCCAAAGATGGTCACATGCCCGCATTGCGGAGATGAATTTGACACGAGGGAACATGTCAAAAGCTGACCTTCGCATCGACTGGGCCACGCATGAAGCAGCCAAATATGCGTGCGAGAATTGGCATTATAGTGGCTGTTTGCCTGTTGGGAAACTTGTCAAGGTTGGCGCATGGGAAGACGGGAAATATATTGGTGTTGTTTTATTTGGTCGTGGCGCAAATAATAATATGTTGAAGCCTTTTGGCCTTGAACAGGATCAGGGCTGTGAATTGGTCAGAATTGCTTTAACAAAGCATAATTCACCAGTCAGCCGCATAACAGCACAGGCTATTCGGTTTTTGAAAAAACAGAGCGATGGTTTAAGATTGATTGTGTCTTATGCAGACCCAGAACAAGGGCATCATGGCGGGATATATCAAGCTGGAAATTGGATTTACACAGGCCTATCAGGCAAGGCCATAAAGGTTTTTTACAATGGTAAATGGTCACATAAGAAAACAGTTGATGATGCTGGTGTGGATCAATCAAAATTAAAGAAGAAAATAGTTCAAGGCAAA